CTGTCCAACTAGCCCTGTTTGAGCGTTTACGCGAGATAGTTAGATCTTATTTTATGTAATGTACTCTATGTATATAAGTAAATTGGCTTTCCCGATTTACAGTAAATCGACTTTTCCCATTTACAGTAAGTTGTCCACCACGACTTACTTCCAGCCAGGTTCTACCGACCGAACTCAAAATACCCCTGCACCCGACTACCCAAAACCTTCGTCACCACCCGATACTTCGACTGAAACGCACTCAAGACGACAAACGTTCCCTTTTGTGCGCGACCGCTGGCTAAGTCAACCACTTCACAAGCTAGCCTCTGATTAGGTACTACGGTGTCCGGGAAGAACTTAACCCTCTTGTACTTGTCATCTATCATCTTTCCCATGCAACGCCCCGTATAGGTCGCTACAGCCGTATCTAAGCCAGCATTTGCTTGCAGCTCCGGCGAGTCTTCTGCAACGGATACCAAGTATTCACCTAGAGCAGGCTTGGATTCGACAGGGTTACCGTATTGATCGTAGGTTAGGGTCGTGACTCCTTCGGGTATGTAGAGGGTCATGTTGGCTGGGAAGAGCATGATGAAGCCTTGAGCTATGAGCTGTTAGCTATCAGCTTAGAAGACACAATGGTTACGATTGCTGCTATAGATACACAAGCGTTAGCGAGTTGAGCGTAGCGAACACAAAAGCCGCCTTTATCGGGCGGCTAAAGGTCACTTAAGATGGTTACAGTAAGTGCAACTCAAAGAATGAGCTAATTGCATCATCTAAGCGATCACAGATTCTATAAATCCAGATTGACCTTTGTGTTCCATTGCACAATCGCTCTTCTTTGCGCCGTTCTAGTCCGCATTTGCTGACGTGTTGACCTAATCGTGTTCGCACTGAAAGATCTGCACCAACACGACCATAGCCTAGCTCTTCTGCCCGTTCAGCGGCACCTAGCCAGCGCTCAGTAGATGCTGGCAGTTGTGGTTGGTGAATCAGAATGTTTAAAACAGTGTCTTGCAGTCCTTGTTTGATCCGAGGATTATCTTTGTCAATGTCAAAATATTCCAGTCCTCGCATAATTATGTCAATCTGCTGCGCTGGAAGCATTAGCGGGGCTTCACACTCTTTTGTTAGACTTACGCTGCCATTGTTGAGCAATTCATCAATCCAAAAATCTACTTGAACTGCAAACTCATCACTACACCATTGAGCAAAACGCAAAGCTACTTTAGGGTGTCCCCAAGTACCTTGTGATTCTGGAGTGCCACCCTGAATTGTTTGTACTAATTCCGTAACGGGGATCTGCGTTACGGCTGAAAGTGTTCGTAGATAAGACTTTGAACCATCCAAACGACTCCAGTCATAAAACCGTTTTCCTGTAGCATGAGCCATATCTGTTAGACAGACATAACGGTTGTCTGGATGGATGCGAATTGTACGATTGTTCCAAGACTTGATAAGATGAGACATAAGTGCCTTTTTGTTGATTTGTTGCCACTAAAGTTGCAGTTGACAGCCTTAACTTTGTTGGCTATACTCATTGTACACCATAAAAGCATAAATAGAGCAGAAAATGCCTAAAATATCTATCGAGATAACCGAACATGAAGATGCAGTTCTTAAAGCACATTGCAAGAGATTTAGCCAAACCAAAACTGCAATTCTTCGCGAGTATATACGATCACTGGCTCCTGACACGCAATGGCTGCCGAAAGGCTGGGTAGAAAATGCTGTTGACAGGAAAATCGAAGGCACATATAAAGAGCATTGGGTGACATTAAACCCTAACGCACAAGGCTATGAGTGGACTGCCATTAATTGCTGGACAAACAAAGCATTAGTATTGCCAGAAACTGAAACTTTTGACAATTTGGGGAGCGACCCTTACATGGCTATTTCAAAAGTTCAATACATTCTTGACGATATAACTGGTTCGTCTCATTAGTACCCATCTTAATCTTTCCACCAAAAAGCCGCCCCAAGTTTCCTCAAGGCGGCTCTCGCATTCTATAGCCAACTAGGGCTACAGTAGCGGCGGAATATCCGGGCTAGCAGGAACGTCGGGGACGGTGGGCGCTTCTGAGCTGGGAAGAATCTGGTCGATCAGGGTATTGGTTTTCTGCTCGGCAGCAGCTACAGCTTCTTCGGCTGACTGAAGATTGGCTTTAGCTTTGGCGATCTCAGTTTTATCAGACTCATCATCCGATGTTAACTGGTCTACTTGAGCCTGAAGCATCCCCAGCTTTTCTTGAGCGGACTTCAGTTCAGCTTGAGCCTTTTGTAGCTCGGCTTTGTTTGTTTCATCATCGGCAGCGCTGGATTTCAGTTCGTTGAGTTTAGCGATTGCGGCGTCAAATCTAGATTGTTCAATTGGCATAGATAAATCTCCTAGTTGTTCTTCGAGTATGGCAGAAATGAGTGTGTTGACGACAATGTTAGCGCTTTGTTCCGGCGTACCTTCTGGTAAGACAGACAGGAGGGGCAGAGATTCTTTAATGAGAAGTAGATAAGACATCAACTCACTTGATGACGATCCTATCCTCCCACTCCGAAGTCTCGTCAGAAGTTCCGCCTGTATTAGAGCGATCACTTCAATCTGATTCTGAGCGACTGTAGCGAAGGTTGCCACTGTAGCTTCAGGCACGGGCTGGCGACTCCAGGATCTCTTTAGCTTGCTCTAGTGGCAAAGTGACCGCAGTTGTGCCGGGAGTGGAGTTCTGAAGAGTAATCTGATCACCTTCAACTTTAGTGACCGTAATCCCATAAGACTCGCCATTAGGGGCAGTAAACGAGAAATACTGACCTTCTTTGTATTCAAGTTGTTTGGACTCACTGGGATCTTTTAGTCCTTCAACTGGCTCGACTGGAACGACGTTGCCCCCTTCAGAAGGCGGGACTTGAGTGGGTTGGTCAGTTTGGTTAGGTTGCTGTTGAACAGTCTCTTTGTCAATATCAAGTTCGGATGGTGGCACAATGTCGTTGCTAAGTTTAACCTCTTCGCTTGACGGAGCTTGACTGTCTGGTACTTCTGGCATGATTCTTTCTTCTACGTACAATATCAATAGTATTATAGCAAACTTGTGCGCCTTTTGCCGCGAAAGTTGACGTACACCGAAAGATATAGTAGGTTAGGAAAAATCTGGGTGCAGGATGATGAAGTTTTGTATAGATCAACGTTTTCAGTTGCTATACCACTGGAATGAGAAGGAGCAGTTGTGGCAGTGGGGCGTCACAGATAATACAACTGATAGTGTGCATTGCGGAGTTTCGGTGAGTCAGTTAGACTTGATTGCAGAGGCAGTTGAGAAAATGAAATTTTGGAGAAAGATTCAATAGAATTGAGTAAACCCTTTATAGTGAGTGAAACGAACGTGGGTACACGAGTTGAGTTCAATAATGTAATCGCATTGCGCCAGTGGTCACCATTGGTAGCTGTAGAAACTATAGTTCCACCAGATGATGAATTAGCTATCGGGTGGGCACATCCATTCCGTAAGTCGGGTCACCGAATTTATTCACTCGATCAGCAAATGTGTCTACTGGAAACTGAAGGCAATCAAAAGTTTAAGCGACTGTTAGCTTATGTCAAGCTAAAGTATTATGGAGTGGAAATGACCCCAGCAGGAATCGAAACATTTGGTGAATATATTATTCAACGAGTTGTGTCTCAAGAGGAATCGAATACATGGTTAAGAATACAATCTCCGGTGCAAAACTAGAAAGTGACATCATTGGCTTAACATCTGGATTAGAAATCCAAGTCCGTGAATGTGCCTCTACTGGAAGCAATCGCTACATGGCATGGCTCTCCGGACATCATCATTCATTCGCAGTCGGACGGTCACCATTGGAGGCTATTGGGGCTTTGGTGAGCGAAAACAAGGATCTGTTTGATGTTGAGAAGATTAACTTTCGGTAGGTATGAGAGGAGCGAATATGGCATTATTCAACGACACCAGTACTATCAAACCCGATCGCCTAGCTAATGAAACCGTTAGTGTGGCTTTGGTTACTGATGGGCGCAAGACGCTTCATGTAGTGACTAAATTCTATTGGTACGAGCAAGTGCAATATATTGAAGCCGACCCCAGATTTGAGATAACTTGTGGCGGAACCTTAGAAACCTATGGCGACTTAAAAACTGCTGTAGACCGCTATAACGAGCTATAGGAGTGAACGTAGTGAACATGGACTCAAAGTTAATATCCTTACCCGAAGCTCGTAGACAAATCCAGCTCAAGTATCCAGCACTCAGCTTCACAGTTTTACCGAAAGCCGTAGAAGAGCTAGGGATCACAATCGAGACTCAAGAAATCAAATGTCTGTCTGTAGAAGACTTTGAAAAGTTAACAGAATACTTGGGTAACTCAGAAGTCCGAGAAAGGTTGCACCGACTGTCTTTGCGTTGACGCCGAATGTAACTGAAGTTAGACTGTTGTAAACTATAGAAGCGAGAGCAACGAACGTGGAATTCGCAATTGAAACTATCCTGACAATTCTTACTGGTGTTGCGTTTGAACAAGGACTAGATAACGCCAAGAATTTTATTGAGTATATGACCGGAGAACCTGCTAGTGAATTGACATTTGTAGCTGGCATTCGACCAGAATTGTGTAAAAAAGAAATCTTTCGTCAGCATCCGAAGCTAAAGCGAGTTTTAGAGTGGCGCAATATCGACAAAACAAATTACAACTTGTACCTACAGTCGGCGATTGATAACTTTGGCGCAACCTTAACCATTGAGCCAATTGAAAATATGCCAAGCCCTAAAGATTGTTTAGGTCAAATCTAGATCAGCATCGGGTGCGTCTGCTAGCTTTTGTAAACTTTATTGAGCGAGAGTGGGCGGATGGAGTTTTGCGAAGCAAACTTGAAGACTACAGGAGTGGGTTGCCCGAAGTTTGATCCAGATAAGTACGTGTTAGGGGGTCTGTGTCGTAAGTTTCCCGATGAGCATCAATGGGGTTCTACAGGCAAAAGCTTGAGGCGCAAAAATAACACTGGTCATGCTGGCAATTGCATTTGCTGCAAAAAGGGCTGGACTGTTGAACAAGCTATTTACAGGCAAAAAATCAAAACCCAATCCGAAGCAGAGCGTTTAGAGGAGCAGTCACTAAGAAGTCTGAATGGAGAAGAGTGGCGAGATATTAATGGTTGGGAAGGCGAGTATGAAGTATCTAATTTAGGGCAGGTCAGAAGTATTAAAAACAACCTTGTCCTAAAACCAAAAATAGATCGACGTTATTGCTCTGTGGGTTTCTATGTTGCAGAAACAGGAAAATTCAAAAGATATCTAGTGCATCGTTTGGTTGCTATAGCCTTTATTGGTGAGCCTCCAACTCAGCAACATCAAGTCAACCACATTGATGGCAATCCTTCTAACAATAACGTTGCTAATTTAGAATGGGTCACACCATTGGAAAATACAAGACACGCAATAGAAGTGCTCAAGGTGTCTAAAGTCAACAGTGGTAACTTTCAAGCCGGAAGTCAGCACAAAGCATCAAAAATGACAGAAGATGACGTGAAGTGGATTCTAGATAATCAAGCCACAATGAAGCGGAAAGATATGGCAGCAGCCATAGGCGTATCTGTAGCACTCATTAACGACATCTGCTTGCGCCGACGTTGGACTCATATTACAAGTTGGTACGGCTTGTCAGATTAACGGCGACGAACAACTGGGGAGTCTAATTTGATCTCTATATTTGTAGAGAATGCAGAGACTCTCCAGTATTTCGGCTTCCCAAAAGAAAAAGAATTCTTTTCTGATGATGCCGTCAGCACCTAAGAAATCTGGCTGGCTGGCGGCAAAACTGCCTTCCATTAGCCCAGTGTCAATGTATTGAGATTTAATATATTCATACATCGCTTTTATCATTCCAAAAGTAATTAAACTATTGCCACCAGCTAAATTAGCATAAATAGCAGCTCTAAGTGTTAATGATGCTGTAGCTGGCTCATGATATAAAACTTCAGCACCTCGCTTAACGGTGTAATTAGTTGGAGGCTGATTAGATACCCTTGTTCTATGAAAAGAAAAAAGGAATCCTAAAAACCTCATTACTATTCTTTCTGACTGCTTCCCCCATTTAGATTTACCTAAACCTTTCTGTACAAGCAGGTGCCATCCTTTTGCAGCGGAATGCAAAGGTCTAGTAAAATATTGACACCATTCACTGTTTGGATCGATGGTGTTCTCTGTAAATACGTTGTATCCTCGATTGTCTATAAAGTCTGAAGCATCCCAGTAGTTAATTGCAAACCCCTGAAAAAACAATCCATTAATCTTGTCGGAATTTGCTTTTTGGTAAGCGTCTTGAGAGTCACTTAAAAATGTCAATTGGTTTGTCAGCCGATCCCATTGTTCCGTTAATACTAAATGGTACGGATCAGTATAGCCTGCCATAATTATTGCCCCTCGCCACGAGTCAATAGCCCTGTTTTCTAAGTTAAGTGTGAACAAGTTTACACCTGGCACATACCGTAACTCGTTCGTGGGCGCACCAACGGCTTCAAAGTTTCCGCACCATAAAGTGTGTGCGGTTTTCAATTTAGATACAACTGCCGCTTTGTATGTTTGTGAATAACTGGGTAGATCTTCGGGAGCAGAACCAAGCCACCAGATCCAAAGCACAACTCTTTGGGTTCCAATCGCCTGTACTTCAATATTAGTTACGGTGCCATCTGCGGGTGGGTGCGAATTAGGTTTACCAGCTAAAACCAAATCATTAACGCCAATGCTCTTTGCAGACCAATCAAAACTTTGTGGAATGTCTGCAAAATATTCTGTTCCATTAACTGTCACCTTAACTTGACACCCAAAGTCATTAATCTCATCCAATTTAGCAAATATTGTAAATGGCAATTTAGGAATCGCTCCAATCAAATCAGGAGCTAGTCCTCGTGTTAAAAAACCAATTCCAGTGAAGCCTCCTTTACCCCACATATCAGCTTTGTAAACATCTCTTTTGACGCCATTGATAACTACAGATTCTTGAGTTACCGTAAGCTGTCCTCCTAGTCCGCTGTAGCTATAAATTGGCTGTTCTGCTATAAATGGATTCCAAACGTTTGTTGCTGTGTTCCACTTTATAAACTCTTTGCTAACGAAGTTTCTAAGAACTGGAATATTGCTTCCAGGTACAGGTAGGCGGGCAATGTAATATTTTGAGAAATCAAAAGCATTTTGAGACAGGCTTATGATTATGTCTAATGTTGTTGCTTGAGAACAAGCTGTTTCAACTTGAATCGTTGTTGTTGCATCTACAGAAGGTTGAACTGCAAAATTTTGAATCTCAATAGAGGGAAACAGAACACTGCTGGCACCTACATCTAGTCGCATCCACAAGTTTTTATCGCCACCGAAATTTCTGGTAGCAGAGAAGGTTCTAGTATCGTTAGATGGGGCTACAATAACTTGGCTACCTGGGTGACGAAATGGATCTTGCGAATCGTATTTTTTATACCAACACGAAGAGTTTTCAATCTGGGCTGAACGCACCTCGGTCAACCCGGTATAGTACATACAGCGATACCAAAATTCGTCTTCGGTGACTTCCCACAGTTTTTGGTATGCTTCAAAAGACCAGGCAAATGTATCAATTGCCGCAAGTGCCTCACCTGGACGAAGCTTACGGTGCATAGGGTAAGGTTCGTATAATTCATTAGCTTGAATGATCTCACCCGTATAAGTCGAAAATGTGACCTTCAGTTGTCCTGTATATGGCTGCACAAGTTTAACCAATCCAACAGGTTCATTAGTTGGCAAAGGCTGTCTTCCGCCTGGTTGTTGGGCATCTGAATAAAAACGACGTATCAAACCTTTCATAGATACGTCAGTTACCCAATAATCTATTTCATAAAAAGAATTAGGATTGTAACGAGGAAAAGCGTAAACGTTTTGCCACAACAATTCTTCGTTCATCGGAATGACCCGATAAACATTTGCTAATTTCTCACCAAAGGTGGGACTACCGTAAGGAATTTGTCCAATTCCATTATTAAAATTTACAACCAGATTAAAATAGCCGTTATTAAGTGGATCTTGAGCCACAGGAGCTTTGCTAGGGACTGCCTCTAGGTTGCAGAGCCAATGAGCTGCCGAAATATTGTTTTCATCCAATGTCTGCCAATCGATAGGCGGGAAAGGTTTGATTGGATAGAGGAACTGAATGGCTGCATGAGCCATAGTCTCAGCTAACGACAGCCAGTATTCGTCTGCCGTAATCTCATGGGCGTACATAGCCGCCCGAACACCAACAAACTGTCCTTCAGTAGTACAACTTTGGAAGGTAAAATAGGCTCCGCGCCCTAATACGTCATGAAAAGAATTTGTACTGAGTCCAGCCGAGTTGATAATGAACGGCTTCTGATCCCTCGTGTACCTCGATAGCCACCTCTTGACGCCTTCAATATACCCAAGTATCTCATCACCATTAATAATTTCGGTGCGATACGGCTCACACTCGCCCTGCAAATACTCGACAAAAGTCGCCTGAACTTGCTTTAGTTGCCCTTGTAACTTCACCTCGAACCGTTCGCAGATATAAACCTTGCCCCTTTCAGCTCCGTCCGGCGTCCAGGCAAAGGGGGTTGCGCCTCGTAGAAATCTCAGCTTCTCGACCACTACAGCAGCATCAGTTTCCATCAGCCAGTCACTTGTAACCGACCACTCCTCAACGCCATCTGTAACCCCCACAGAAGCCGTCTGAACGTATCCGTCACCGAGCGGAGTCTCTTTGTAGGAGAAACGCACAGACTTCGTTGCAGTCAATTCTGGTGGGAGTATTAGGGTGGGAATAGACATAAAAAATGGCTGACGCAGCTAACTACATCAACCATTTTCCGGGCAATACCGTGAATATTCGTAAGTAAATGCACTCATCTGTAAGCTATTGATCGCTACCGCTACCAAAGGGATCTTCAAGAGCTAACGAGCGGTAAAGATCCTTGAAACGATTTTGCTGTAAGAACAACTGCTCGGCGTAATGTAGACATAACTCTTTGAGTTGATCAGGACTCGCCTTCTCCAGGTTCAGTTCCAGATTCCTGATCTGAAGCAGTTGGTTCATCGTCAATGGCTGCGTTGGGGATGATTCTGTCATGTTTGTTTTTCACTCTCAGTGTGTGTTCTAAAAGTGCACGGTTGATAAAACCTTGTACTTTGCCACCATGTAAATAGATCGTTTCAGCATCAGTTAGCATTAGAGCTGTTTGAACAAGCGATTGCAATATTTGTGCTTTAATGAGCTGATTGGCATAGGATATTCGTGTTCTGCGGCTTTGATTGTCAACAATATCTGTTAACTCGTTCATGATGGCTTGAACTGTTAGAGCTTCAATCGTAGACACCTGGCTCAAAAATTCTTCATCCGGCTCTTGATCGCCCACATCAACTTTTGTATTCATCGAATTACCTCTTCAAATGTTCCAGATAACTGTCTAGTATGTTCGTTAACTAAAACCACCTCCCATCGTTTACAAACGAAAACCTTTGGCTCGCGAGTGCTAGCATCAGGCGTCCAATTGAATGCTTGTATGCCGCGCCAATTGTCGAGTTGATTCAGTAAGCTGTTTGACTCGACTAATGGCAAATACTTGCTAGTCACGTTGTAGTTAGTGAACGAGTCTCGTTGACCGAGTGCACCCATCTGTTCATAACCGTCTCCCAATGCAGTGACTTTGATTGGAAACGTGACGGTCTTCGGAGTCGCCAGTAGTACCTCTAGCTCTAACGTAGGATTAGCCATACAATTATGCCTGTTGATAGAGCATTAGAGAGGAGCAATAGTAGCCATAGAAACTTCATTGCATTTTGTGCGGTATTAGCTTTCCGAACGTTGGCAAAAGCTACGATTGCGTTATCCACGTTTTCTATTGCCAAGTTAATCCCTTGTTTGGCAAACATCAGAGCTACTTCACGAATTTTGCCAATATCGTATTCGTTTTCTAATTCAGTTTGGACATTAGCAATAGCATTTTTACCTTCTTCAATTAGCTCGATCTTTTTCTTACGGTACTCGAATTCGTGAACAAGTGCCATGTCTAATTCTGGCGCTTCAGTTTCTTTTGTCATTGAACCTAATCATTGCAACATTGAATCATTATATTGTATGCTAACTGCGCCAAGGTACGCAATTGCCGCATAAGCAGACGGAGGAGAATGAGATGTTGGAAGCTATACCTCTCAACTTCCAACTCTCTCCTCTCGAACGTTCGTTAACCTTCCAAATTCACAACAGGGAGGTTAACGATTTTTGCTCATAGCTTTACTCCCCAAATTTCTCTTCCAACGCACCCACACATTCATTAATGAGCCTGAGATACTCGGCATCATCCTTCTGACCCAAAACATTCTTCACACCCATGTCTATCAACGCATCTATAGCCAGCTTCCGTGTTCCTTCGAGCCTTCCGGTAGCTATGGCAACCAGTTGACTTGCATAACCCCAAACGTTGACGATGATTCGACCGTCCATCTCGGAGGTTTCTGTGAGCGGGTGCTGCCAGCCGTGAATGAGTTCAATCTTCATGAGCAAGTCCCTCTACCTGTTCTTCCAAAGGATACGCCAAGGAAGGGTATGGATTGAACAAACCAATCATTTGTCCCTGTGTGGTTCCATCTGTGACTGTTGTCAAAGAGTAATTGGACTGCTGTTCTCCTTCTAAATACCAATTCTTTTGATCAAGCGACCGAACGAACTCCCGGAACACATCAGTTTTAGTACGATTCGTTAACGCACAATGCTTTTCAATAATTGCCGCCTCATTATCCGGCAACCTCAATGTAAACTTCATAGCCGTCCTTTAGCCGTCGTATGTTACCATTAGTATAGCAAAAGCCACCGAATGCTGCAAGGTTGCTATCGCAACACTAAAGAGATAAGTAGTATTGCGAAGCAATCATGCAAGTGCAAACGGTGGCGAGTTGAAAAAGGTAACAAAGAATATGACCCAATCGTTTAGATCACCTACTAATCATACCACAATGGAATTGATTCAACAAATTTAATCAACGACACCCAAAATATGTTATTATTAGTGTGATGCGAGAGCTTAAAATTATGAATCAGCAATCTTATCTATTACATCGTCCGTATGTTTCCGTTTCTGAAGATGACTTAGTGTGGCTAGAGCAACAAAAACCATGTATTCAGCAACTTTGGTTTGAATGCACACGGGCAGAAAAGACTGGCAAGGACTTCGGTAGATTAAATACGAAGTTGAGCAAGAATTCATTTAGTCTTGCGAAAAAAGCACTAGATGGCTATCTTTTTGAGTTTGAACCGATACTAAAGCCGTCTGAGTCAGGGCGATACATGCTGGAAGGCTGGCAAGTGAGAAGTCTTCATGGGTGCGATAACGAAACGGATTGGTGGGAAGATGAAGGATTGATCAATAGCTAGCAATTGTTTGCTGAAGTCGCCTTGGTATACACTGGGGCGGCTTCTTAATTTTAGGTAAAAATGCAAAACCGCCCTTATCTGAACACTAAGAGCGGCTGAAAACAAAACATTGTAAACAGGTTACTCAATTATGGCACGTAAACGCGGCAAGATACAAGGCGAAGACACGTTCGGTATCGTTCATCAACCTGATTGGCATTGGATAGCCAGCCAAGACCCTTGTGTAAAAGATTTGTGGATTGATTGTTGGAAAGCAGAAAAGTTTGGCGAAAGCTTTGCCAGACTTGAAACCAAAGTCAGTAAAAATTCCTGGACAAAAGCAAAAGCTGCGTTATCTCATCTATTTGAATTTCGTCCACTTCAAAAACAGTCGGCTGCTGGTCGGTGGCAAATTGAGGGATGGGAAGTTCGGAATCTGCATGGCTCGAAAACTGGCTTCCTTTCCCAACAGATAGGAGAGAAAGACGAGGCAAATAACGAGCCAAATCAAACCCTTTCATCTCCCAACGGATGGGAGAGTAAGCGGGAGGGGTTGGGAGAAGAGTCCCATCTGATGGGAGAGCAAAACGCTGTCGGCTTTGACACAATTGGCTTTGACTCTTGCCTATTATATAAACAAAATAGTTCTACTATCTGCAATGAAGATACAGAAAATTCTTCGTCTATATCTCGCTCTGGTTGCTCGGAGCTAGCCCCCTGCACTAAGGTTGCGGGGTCTGCTCCGGCTCCCGACGCTAAGTTGACTCGTGAAGGAAATCCGGAGGCAAGCCTTACTGACTTACCATCATCGAAAATACATCCAGAACACGGGCTAGTTAGTGAACCTGGAAAACAAGAAGATGATCTACCCGTGCAGAAGATGCTGGATCAGTGTGGTGAATTTAATACGATTTCCGCCGCGCCAATTTCGCCAACTTCCGAACCCGCGCTAGAAGCCTCGCAAAACCCGCCCGACCCTTGGGACGCCCAATCCGACACGCTGCCCACCGAACCGACCTTGCCGCCCCGTCTAGCCCCCGATCCTGCTGAATGTAGTCGGGTCTATATAACAGTCAAACAAAAGTTGTCAGAAGTTGGGCTAATGAAGGGTAATAGTCACAGATGTCTGGCAAGATTTAAGGACGAGTTGGAGAAGGGGCGGTTGGCTAGGTTGATTGAGGGAGTGCGGGAGAATATGGAGGAGGATGCGACATTGCCTCCTGAAGTATTGTTCTCTGATTATTTACTGTATGACCCGGATACATTTGATGAACCCCAAGTTTGCGTCAAAAGAAAAGATGGTCTGACTTTGGTGTCTTGGTCAAAACTTTGATTTGTACAAATCGGGATTGTCAATTTACAGTAGATCGGCAATCCCGATTTACTACCGAGCTAAGTGAAAACACTTAGTGTCTCACGAGCGCGTCGTCAGCCACCATCTGCATTGACAATCGATACCCACCGAAGCTATAGTTGGGCTATTGAGAGCGGATGAGACTTATGATCACACAAAAGCTTCGAGTCTGGTGGATACCTCAAGTGCCCGGTGAATCGTTTTATGTTGAAGTGCCCAATTTGGTTGAAGCCAGACTGCTGTTGGACACCCTCGCAAACTATGATATTTTCCAGTATGAAAATCGCATCAAGGGTGACTACTGCAATGCAGGTGGTTTGCAGGTGTGGGATGAACAAGATCAAGAGTGGTTTGAGTGGTGGGATGATGAAACGGGTAATGAGATTGATGATTATACATTGCCTCAATTACGAGAGATTGCTGCCATGAAACTTTTTGTAGAATCGCACATGACCAGTTAGTCCTGAATCCTGGTATACTTTAGGTTCTAATGATTTCAGGTGCATCTATGGATTACACATTTCGGTTGCTTTCCCCGCAAAATTTACGAGTTTGGTGGAAGCCTGACACACCAGGCAAAGCATTTTACATACCCGTTGCAAACCTACTTGAGGCAAAGCTATTCCTCAGTGTTCTTCCGGAGTACGATTTCTTTCTCTACATCAATCATATGCGGGGCAACTATAGTAACGCGGGAGGTTTGGAGGTTTGGAACGAAGATACTCAGGAGTGGGAGGAATGGTGGGACGAGTCAACGAATCGGGATATTGTGGATTTCAGTGTAGAAGAACTTCGATAACAATAGGAGACAACCGTGAACACTAAAGACATCCTACGGCATGACGATCGCGCTTGTGAGATTATTCAGTTAGCTGGAGAGTGCTATGGTCTAATCTTTGATGAGATCATAGGATTTGAGAATGGAACTTTCACCGACAAATTCACGAAAGAATCAGTTGACTGCACAACTTACGTAGTCTCATTCTGGAATCTCCAGCATCAATTGTACGTCCAAGGCTCACTTCTGCTACTCCACGGCAGCTTCAGCATCCCAGCAGCCAATTTCTGTTCTGGATGGTTAGTCTTTGAAGACTCGGACTATCCGGAGATTCGCTTTCTACGGCAGGCTAATGAGGCTATAGTGTTCACAGGTGTGTACTCTCGTGAAGATTTGGTCAAGATGAATAATGCGTTATGGGCGAAAGGAAAAGAAGTGTAGGCTGGTATGATTCATTGGATAAGTGTTGAAGAAAACTTACCTGAGCCTGGAGAACAAGTCCTTGTTTGGTTGGGGAGATCTGGTTACAAACTCTGGGATATCGCATGGTATAGTGACAGATACAAAGAATGGATTGATAGTAGAGATGAGGTTTGCTATCCAACGCACTATTCAAATGTAACTCCTCCATAACGCAAAGCCGCCCACGAGAGGCGGCTAATGTGGGCTTTAGGGGCGGAAATCTTTAATGAACAATCAAATGGAAGAAGACAATAATCAACCGCAAATGTCCTGTTTGCCTAGGATTCCTGGATCAAACGCTGCAATTTATGCAGAAATCAAGCCTGACAATACTGTCAGAGAAATAGCTTTACGAATTATTCGTCAATCTCTAAAGCAAGTGCAAATCAAAGAATGAGTTTATTGCCTCGTCCAGCCTATCGCATACCTGATAAATCCAAATCTTTTGCTGGGTTCCATTGCACATCCGCTTCTCCTGTCGCCGCTCTAGTCCATATTTGCTGACGTGTTGACCGAGCCGAGTGCGAAGAGACAGGTCTGCTCCAATGCGACCATGTCCCAACTCTTCCGCTCGTTCGACTGCACCTAGCCATTGGTCGCTAGAGGGCGGCAGTCGGGGCTGATGGAGTAAGAGATTGTTGACATAATCTTGATACCCCTGTTTAACGCGAGGATTTTCAACGTCAATACCGAAGAATTTAATACTTTCTACTGCAATCTGAAGTCGTTGCTCTGGTAGCATGAGTAGAACTTTCGGTGCATCAGGAATACTTATGCCTGCTAAAGTATCTATGAAGTCTTGAAAACTTTTAGCGGCGGCTTGGCGATATATTTTACGACATTGCTCAACTGTTTCGGGTGAAGCCTGTTTAGAGTCAAAAGCATAATACTCAACCAATGCAGCCAGGTTATCACCATCAAACCCATACCGAGCAAGGTGTTCGGAAGTTTCGGACAGGTTTAGGTTATCATTCTTAATTAGTTTTGAAATAGCTGGCTGTGAAACTTTTAGCAATTCTGAGACTTTGCGTTGAGATAATCTGGCTCGACCATTAGAGCCAATGACAAAATCCGTGGCTTGATTCGATAACATGATAAAATCAAAGTGGTGGTTTACAAGTGCCGCTAATGCTGCCCTTGACAAGCTATTCATTAGCGGCTAATCTAATATTAGCATAAGTGCAGATGAATGTGCTGCTCTATTTGTAAATATTTCTAAAGACGAATAAAACAATGCCTACGCCACACGGAAGAGTAACGATTATCACACCACCAGACACGGAGGTTTCTATTGCCGACATAATGAAGGCAACAGGACATCATAAGAGCGCTGTGTTGAAAGAAGCTTTAGATTTGGGTTTGATAGCGTTGAAAGACAAACATCAACTCACCTCATCTAAACGAGTGAGCGAGATGACAGAGGAGCAACTACGAGCAATAGTCCGGCAAGAGGTAGCGGCGGTTGTGCAGATCTCTGGTTACGATAGTCCGCCACAGCAGCTACAGCGGATCATTGATAAGGCTAGGCAAGACGCGACAAAAAACACTAAATACGTTGGTGCTGTGGAACCACGTCCAATATTCAACGATTGTCTGACTGATGACGAGAAAGCAAAGTTGAGAGGTTACTACGAATGAGACTTGAACAGATGAAGTCTGAAGAGGCATACGCACTGGCAAATGAATACTTGTGCAGACTGTCGGAAGCTGGAATCACCATATTGTCAAAAACACAGCTCGACATATACAACGGACTGTACCTTTATGCTGTAGTTCAGGATGCCTTGTCTATCGCTCGTCACAGTGGTAACAGTGGAAAGGTTAGACGGGCAAATTCCATGATTAATGATCAAATGTCGATAGTCCGCCAATGTACTAATGTAGTCAACCGCTGGCTTGAGCTTGGTCAACCTCTAGATGAACTATTAGACTGGTCAAATCCATGATCTATCAACCTGAATTCCATGAGAAAGCTAAAGTGCTCATTCGTCAAGCTATAGCAGAGCGACCGATGAGTAAAGATGAGCTTTTACGACTTGCTCGTGAACATCAACTTGATCTAGCCACTCGTGCTATTCATGAGGCTGCATGGAGTATGGCTGAGGATGGGGAGGCATTTTGGAATGACCAATGGCTGCTAGAGTTGACTAAGGAGGCTGTATGATCCCAATAACAATGTCTCGCGTGTATCGTGTATTAGTAGTTGAATCTGAAGAAAAACAGATTTGCTATGGCGAATGGGTATTATGTGGTTGGGACTGCGAAGAAGGGTATTTGTATTTTAGTAACCCTTATGATGGTGAACTGCATGTGCCAATGCAAAATACTGAGACTGGTGAACCGAAAGCGCCTTGGGTAATTGAGCTTACCGAAAAACGGGGCGTACTAAACTTTAAACCATCAAACTCTCCAGAAGATGATGACGAAGACAATGACTAACAATCAATTGCAACTTCCGCAGCGAACGCTATACGATTGGGCTGAGTCCGAAGGCTGGAGTGAGTTGAGATACGATGAAGTTGATCATGTGTGGCGAGGTTTTCCACATGGAGAGCTAACTGAGGTTAATGTGCCTGTCAACGTGCTTTTAGAATTCATACCTCAAGCTGCTCAAGTAGAATTTGATGCAATCTCAGTGCGACTCCAAGTACTACAGTTAGCAACAGCTAAATTCTTGAAAATTCATGGTTTGACTTGGGAAACAATAGATGCTGATGCAGTTGAAGAGTTTATGAGCCAGTATCCCGGCATGTTGTATCGTCTAGCTCATGCTCGAAATGAGTACGACTTAGCTTGCAAGTATGTCGCTTATGGAGTAGCTGTACAACTTGGATTGGTCGATTCGGACTAAATCTCCCCAATCCACACAGGGTACTTCAAAAACTTTTCACAATAGATATAGAAGGCAACCTCTAGGAACAGAAAACTGTAAAAGAGGTCGTCATTTCCATCTGCCGCCCGAACCCACCGATCGGTTTCCGGGTCACGAGTGGGGCTTGTGAGGTGCTTGAACGGGCTTAAGTCACTTTTGCTGGTCAAATGCTTGTTCCAGACCTCTGGCAGTCTGTAGATGCTATAGCCGTCTTCAGCGGACTCAATGAAGTTCTCTAGGATGAGGTCTTGGAACTTCTGATTACGAACGAACCAGCAGGGGTATTCAGCGCCCCCGTCCTTCACCTTATCAAGCTTCACAGCATCTTTCAACGTATCCTTCTGGTCTGCCATCTCAAGTTTAGTGATGTCATTTATCGCCACCTCATTACAGAATGTCATTACAGAATCCCGACCAGGTTCGTTATCACAAATGCCATAGACAACCTTATGTTTGCTGATGATGTCTTTAGCTCGCTCTCGTATGACTTCGGAAGAGAAGGAGATGCGTCGGATGGTCTGGCGGGAGAGTTCAACTTGGTCAAGGTTGAGATAGTCTTCGGGGAGGTAGAATTCGGCGATAGTCAAAAAGTCATGTGCCCGTCCCATGTCCATCCCGCAGAGCACAAAGTCTGGTGTACCATCGGGCTTTGGCGCTGCCAAGGCTTTCTTTAGCATCTCTAGCGTGACTCCGGTGACTGCAATCTCCGATGGAATCCCTAGCTGCTGTTGCTGCCAGTCGGCAGGCTTTGATGCCCTCAACCCACGGTCTATGAGGTCTGCTGCAAGGTTACCGAGGGTCTTGCGGGTGAGTGGGGAGATGTGAATGCCAACTTTATGGCGAAGGTTCGCACAGGCACCAGGGTCGTCTACAGGAAGCGATTGCAGGTACTCTCGTAGCCAAAGACCCGTTCGGAGGCATTTGTAGCGAGCATTCAGCCGAGTCTTCTCCGGGAGTTCTCGCCCACACTCCGAACAAGCAATGAATGCAGACCTTACTTGATCATCCTCATCGTGCCGCCACCAGAGTACCGGACGCCCCGACTCAGTAAATGCAGTCTCAATCATCTTGCCAGACTTGTTCTTGCGCTTAATAGTCCGCAATAGACAGCCTATGGGATGCAATGGCAAGTGTTTGTTGCAATGGGGGCAGTGGTAGTGGGGGTAAAATTCGTGGGTACAATCGGTCATTGATTCCTCAATCCCGCCCCCACCACCGGGTGTACCGAGGTCGCGTCTAGGCTTTGTTGGAATCTTGGAGGCTGACAAACGGGGCATGACGATTTCTTTTGCCTCTGCGCCAGTTTGAGAAGCTTCTTCCACAAACACCAAGTTTGCGGTGAAGGAGACTGCCGCACCACCCGCTGCTGCTAGGTTAGATTTGTTGGGAGCACCAGTAGAAGTCGATAGGTAGCTAAAGATTGCTGTAATGCCATCGACTTGGAAGCGGGACGACAGCTTGCGATCGCTGCGTTGGCGAATCTTTTGTCCCGTGTCTTGCTCGAATGTCTCGGCAAACTTCTCGATAACTGGTCGCTGTTGCTCAGGAACGTTAAGTTCGCGAGAGTCTCTGGTCGCGAAAAAAAATCCCACGTTCATCTTGCCGCTAATGATGACATCTGCTAGCAAGAGATTGTGGGCGAGACTTTTGCCGCATTGAGCTGCACCAGTGGTCAGAGTATAGGGAACTCGAAAATCTCCGATGAGTTCGAGGTATTCTCGAAACCAATCGTACACTTCAACCTTGTCATTCTTTTCTGTGTAGCCGTATTTGGCAACTCTGTCTGCAAAAGGTTGACCACCAACACGAAATACTTCATCGATGTAGTTGTCGCGCTGGCGGTTCTTGTCGTTTTCATCGTCAAGGCTGTCTAGTGTTAGCTTTAGCAGCTCATCGAAGAGGGATGTGGTCGGTTTGTCGAGCATTGGGTGGGTATTGACGTTGGGTTAAAGTTTAGCCATAATCATGGGTGAAAATCAGTTGGAGTAAACCAAATGGGCGCTGGTAAAAATTACGATTTGATTTACCCGTTAGTTTGTCAAGTTTGTGGTCAAGATTATTTGGGAAGAAGAAAAACAAGTCAGTACTGTTCTAATCCGTGTAAGTTTAAAGGGAGTACAGTTCCAATATCCGACGAGGAAGTAAATCAAGCACGAGACTTATATCAATCAGGTATGACATGGAAAGAAGTAGAATCCACTATGGGAATAAGTGCTGTTCGTCGGCAAAAAATCTTAGCTGTTATTAAGTCAAGGTTTCAATTCACGTCCCGTCGTGTTAAACCCAATCAAACCGGAGAAAACAACGATAGCTGGAAAGGTGGACGCACTTATCATTCATCAGGTTATGTGACCATTAGAACGGCAGGACATCCAAGAGCTAGCGGTGGCAATGGCAGCTATGTTATGGAGCACGTTCTAGCAATGGAGGCACATATCGGTCGTTATTTGGTTTGGCAAGGTCGCCAACATCCTGATAACGAAATTGTTCATCATATTAATGGAGTTCGTGATGACAATCGGCTAGAAAATTTGGTGCTAATGCTTTCCCGTGAGCACAGTTACTTGCATGGAAATCAAAAGTGGTCAAGAGATATCTTAGATGTTACCAACAATATCGTTTACCCAAATCTATCAGCGGCGGCAAGCACTGCTAGTTTAAACGAAAATGAGCTTGCAACGTACATCCATTTTGGATGGAAGCGTCATGGAATAATTTGGAAATATGCAACAGGACAACCTGTGACTGGCAGGATTCTAGAAACATAATCACAACTTCTCTAAGTCAACAATGCCGTGTTTTGCAGCCCACAACGCTATCTGAACACGGCTCTTTAAACCGAGCTTGCAGAGGCAGTTTCGGACGTGGCTTTCCACCCCGCGACTTTTTGGCGACCCTCCAAGCATCTCTGAAACCTCCGCATTCCGTAGCCCATGAGCTACCCAGTAAACGATTTCAGTCTCTCTGGAAGTCAAATTTACCATCTGCGGAGTCGCACCATACCAAATCCTCTCGACTGGATTCTCGTATTTCTTCTTCGGTCTGTCCAAATTCTTTCTCTCACATAGTTCTAAGTCTTCATCGTAACATCACTTATGTGATAACAGCATGAGTAGTATCACACAAGCCATCAATTGACGACAAAAGCTGCAAATGCTACCTTAGATGAAGTATCGAGAGGAAGTTATGTCAGACATTATTTCGTTAGAAAAGAATCAAATTGTCTCACTCAGCAAAGGTATCAACCTCACTAAAGGACTCTTTGGACTCGGTTGGAAGCCAGTGCGACGAGGGCAGCGAGTGGACTTAGATGCAAGTTGTCTGGCTATTGATAACGAGAACAATGGTACGGAGTTCGTGTTTTTCAACCGAATGGTTGGTATTGGCGGTGCAGTCAGTTTAAGTGGCGACGATCTATCTGGAGCGGATGATGGCGAAGGAGCTAATGCACCTGACGAAATCATTACAATCGACCTCGACCTAATCCCTGATAATGTTGAACAACTGTTGCTGATTGTCAACTCATTCTCTGGACAAACATTCGGCGCAGTTCAGGACGTGTTCTGTCGTGTCACTGACTACTTCACTCATCAGGACGTGATTGAGTACGACCTAGATGCCAATTACGCTGAGTTCACTACAGTCATTGTTGGCAAACTATCGCGAGCATTCGATAACGCTAGCGAATGGGAATTTACAGCAGTTGGCAAAGGTATCAATAGCGGTTTGAAGCCACTTCTGGCTTCCTATGGTGTGCGAGTGTAATTGAGTTAAGTTAGATCTGGAGGAGCCTCAGTTCCTCCTTTGAAGTATTTAGGAGATAATCATGACAACTCCATCAACTCAAGATTATAGTGAAGAAATCAAAACCATTCTAAAAGCCTACAACACAGGTGACGCTCAGTACATTGAATGGGGAACTGTAGACAGCTTTAGCGCTGCTGTAGCTGCAATGGGAAACGATTGGGAATGCGATTGGATTTACAATGAAATTCAAGATTATTATGATTTCACAGCTTTTCGTTGGGATGACCTAAATGCAGAAGCAAAGCTAAGACTTATTGGAGAATAACTCATGCCATACGCAAAACCCAAAGACCTTATTGGCAATATTGACCCCAAATGCCTCATTATCAACGACATTCACTTCAACAATCGCAAACTTGAGATAACAGAAGAAGCCTACAACAAAGCCACACTCAATAATAACTATGATGATTTGAACTGGGCGCATAATGACCGAGTATTACGTTGGGGTATTGGTCAAGGATTGAAGACTGCCCTCCGCTACCTGCTAGCTCAAGAAGCTGAAGCCAGCGGTCGTCAAGTGTCAGCTACGATGGAAGAGTTTGATAAAGTTATTGAGGAGATGGTTAATGGCGAGCAATAGTCCGGTAGTGATGCCTTTGAGTCGGTGTTGTCTGGAGAAGATTCAACGTAGGACTCCACCCGATTCCGAAGGAGAGTTGATTTGGTGCAGAAAATGTGGTCAGTTTTTAGTGTTCCATCACAATGCTTGGAAAGACGCTGATGTCCTCAACAATCAAGAATGGCATGACTTCTGTTACAACCCAGACGAATAAGATTTACGCAGGTATCGGCTCCCGTAATACTCCAGCAGACATTTGTGAGCTAATGACACAATTGGGGGCAAAACTAGCTGAGAAAGGGGCTGAGTTGAGAAGTGGTGGAGCGGATAAAGCCGACCAATCATTTGAGAGAGGTTGTGACAAAGGTAATGGAACCAAGCAAATATTCTATGCCAATGATTGGATAGACAAATCATCGCCAACGAGTCGCATAATCAGATGGAAATACTGTGACCACAATTGGGCTGAAGCAACCGCCATTGCTTCTCAACATCATCCTAACTGGAGTAACCTCAAGCCATACGCTCGTAAACTTCACACGCGCAATTGTTTCCAAGTGCTGGGCTGGAGCTTGCAACTGCCTGTTAACTTCGTTCTCTGTTGGACTCCAGATGGCGCTAGAACAGCCGCACAAACATCACAGAAGACTGGGGGTACGGGGCAGGCTATTAGAGTTGCAGACTCGTATGGCATCAAGGTGTATAACCTGGCAGTCACCGAAGATCTTGAGTTAGCTCGGAACTGGCTGAATAAATAATTGCTTAGTTCCCGTAATATCTTCATAAAACCGCTGTAGACCCCCATAGTTTACAGCGGTTTTCTATGGTCACAATATTATTAGCTCCAAATATTACATTGGAGGTGGGAGCCATGAACTTTGATGATGTATTCGATATTTCTATTGAAAGAGAAAAACTGCATGAGTTAGCGGTAAACTTACGCAATCATTGTGTACAGTTAGAGCAGCAAGTCGTACAACTAACGGCTAAGGTGAAGACGTATGAATTCCTAGTGACTAGGATCATGGTAGAACAGCGAGACACTAGTGACCGTATTGCGGAAGTCGAAAGTGTTTGCGCGTCATTGGCATTGAGAGTGCTCGGTGTAAGAGGTGAGGACAATGCAGAAGAAAAGTAACCTCCAAAATTGGTTTCATTGGTTTACTGATTGGATGCGAGATTTCGTCAGAAAACTAAGCAACAACGCAGAAACTAAGCTCCTTGTTCTTGATGCCCTACAGTCTCGCGATAGCCTCTGTGTTGCCAGGAGTGTTAAACGGAATACTCCTGGCTCTGTATCGACCTGGTACGTAACCCATCAGCATTACCCAAATGCTCACATCATCGTAGCTCTAGATAACATTCGTGAGCTAAAGCAATTTTTAGACGAGCCATCATTACCCAAAGATACTGTACAAATTGTTCGCACACATCTGATTTCTGTACAGTGGCTGATTAAGCTTGGAGAAAACCGCAAGCAGATATACAAGTTTAAGGGAGCCTGGTTAGCCGATCTACAAGGGCGTTCTCAAAGCATTAATGCAAAAGCTAGTGATGTTGTCAGATATTTGGTAATGGAAATTTTGAACCTTCCAATTACCTCTGGTATTAGTTGGGAAAAACGAATTGACAAATATCATTGGGAAGAAGCGATTGTTAGCAAATGTAAGCTAATTAGTGAAAACCACAATCCCCATCTCAAGCGTGTTAAAGGAATAGAGATTATGGAGGGGCGGCAGAATGACAGAAAATGAAAAACAACCACTAATAGGTATTGTAGTTGAACCAGCTCAAAAACCAAGAATGGTCGGAATTGAGCTGAGTTTTTATATTGGGAAGCGGATATTTTTAGCAGCTATTGCGACAATAATTCTAGCTTTTGCATTGGTAACAGTTAAAGCTAGCAAAATTGATAGTGAGGAAATATTTACTGTTGAGAATAGAGATGAACCAAACTTAATTCTTGGCGCGTTTGCATTGTATCTTCTCGGTGTCTCGACAGATCTTGACCTAACCCTTCCATTAAAAATGCTGAGAGGAGATGGTAAGAGTAATTCTAACGACGGCAGATGACACACAATAGCGAACTAAAGATAAGCTAAAGTCAACAAAAGTCAGGCTAAGGAATTCTCTCAGATGGCAAAACCAAAGTTAGGCAAACGGTGGAAAGAAGTGAGAAAGAAAGCTGTTGAGCGCGACAAACAATGCTTAAAGTGTGGAATCCCGAAACCCCTGAGCGTACACCACGTACTTCCGAAATATCTGCACCCCGAAAAGACCTTTGATCTCAACAATCTGCGAACTCTCTGCTGTAACTGCCACGTCCAATTGCACCGAGAGATAGCTTTAGTAAACATGAATCAATCAAGTTTTGACAAGTGGTTGAAATCCGGCTAAAGTGTTAGTGCAATATTTACAAACTCTTATCATGATTAAAGAGAACAGTTGGGCAGTCAACGTAGCGGAAGGTCAAATCAATGGGTTCTATCAAAACATCCACGTCCGAATTCAACAACATCTAGAGGGATTCGATATCTATCTCAATTCAGCCCTCCGTGGTAGCATTAGCAAGCGATCGCCAATGAAAGCGATTAATGCTGCTAAAGATATGATTGATGCAGGATTGAGGTGATCACAGTCTCAAAGATCTAACCACAGCCAGTCATAGGGAGCATTGGTCGAACAATAATCTGCCCTTGCTCTCCCCAAATCTTGGTTCCACGAATATCTGCAATGTGCTGGTCGTTATCATATAGGCAATCCAGAAAGGCTTTGATGCAGTTGTCAGTGTCCGGCTTGGCTGTATGATACTTTCCTTTCATCTTCTTCTTTTTGATAGCTGACCAAGATGCTGGCATGGGTAGTACAAAAATCAAATGAATAGGATGAGGAAGTTCGGAATTGCCAACTACAGCTCGTAATTCATCTTTAAACTTCCAGTATCGAACAACACAGGGACGTTTCTTCCAACTGTCACTTCGAGTCATTCTAGGTTTTGGGATCGGCACAATGTTCAACACTAACTCTTTCATCAGTTCTACCTTAGTATTCATTTAACTCTAACGCGACGTTTGTGCCTAGAGCAAACTAAAGATACAATAGAGTAGTAAACCTTATTGATTAATAGTGAGCGAAACAAACGTGGGACAAATGCGTTGGATGGCTAGCAGTGGCAGCAATAACCAGACCAAAATCCTTCATCTCCGGCTAAACCCCCAAGATCCTTGGAAGCCTTACACAAGTTTCCCACAGTTGGCAGTGGTGGACTATAACATTCCAAAAGGGAGCAGGGGATATTCCACAATGCAACAGCTTCTAGCAGCAGGCTGGGAATTAGTCCCCAGCCCTAATGACTCATTCAATTAATCGGTTTACTGAACTTTCTTTGACAGTTCCCGCATTGATACTTTTGTCTCCCTTGACATATACCGTCTTTTCTTATCCAATGGGACAAACAATTAACACAAGTTAAATCTCGCCTGATGATCCGATTGACAATAGTTGGCGAAATATCAGGATATTCGGGATTACGGGCAACGTATTCGTTATATTCCTTCAACCAGATGGTTTTACCTGCCCAGATCTCCCGAATATGTCGTGGATGTACTCCATATAATTTAGCGACTTCTTTTGACGGAACTTGACCTTTAAGTGGAAAAATTTCAAAAATTTGAGCTTCTGTCAACTTTGCAGCTGCGGCGTTTTCTCCTTTTGGGTGTCTATTCTTTGCAACTTTGTCTGCATGATTAACTTGATCGTCTCCGAGAAATATGTGTAAGGGATTGAAACAAGAAGGATTGTCACATTTGTGACAGCAATGCAAATTATCTGGTATAGTTTGTTTCCAGTACAAAGAAAAAGCTGCTCGATGTACGTATACAACTTTTCCAATATCCGGATTTTGTACCTTGCCATATCCAGCGCTAGATTTTCCCCATTGCCACTCTACGCAATCGTCTGCAAAAACAAAAGTGTCAATAGCTTGCTTTAGCCAGTCCCATCGGGTTGTCTGTATATTTTTCAGCTGGTCTGTTACAATGTTAGTCATGTTGTGTCCTATTTAATTAGGGTGTGTTAGCTGGTAGACTCAAGGGTTTTCTTGACAGCTCTCCATTTACCAGTTATATTCATTATACACCATAAACGCCAAATAGGAGCCAGAATGTCACGGATTTCAGTTCGTTTCAGTGACAACGAAGACATCATACTCGCCAACTATTGTAAAAAGAATCGTCGCACCAAAAACGACGTAATTAGAGAACTGGTACGTTCGCTAGCAACAGCCGAGCAACAGCTGCCCGATGGCTGGCAAGAGAGCGAATTCAATGGAAAGGTTGTTGGAGAATATCGGGGTTATCGGATTAGAATTTATCCTCTTGCCCAAGGATTTGAAGGTGTTGCATATGATATTGAGACAAAAGGATATTTGCCGTTGTGTTCAGTGGATATTCCAATTTGGATACCCCACGACAACATTGGACTTGCCATCTCAAGAATGAAAGATTTGATTGACCAGGAATTAGACTCATGACATCTGAACCAATTTACTTACCCGACGAAGAAAACTTCATTCTCTCAGAATACTGTCGTCACAATTGCACAACAAGAGGGGCGGTAGTAGCCGAATATGTGCGATCGTTGGCGGAAAGTTTACAAGAATTGCCGAAAGGATGGAGGTACAGGTTTAATGATTTTTCAAACACGAAAGTTATTGAAGGAGACTATCGGGGCTATTGGGTAAGGATAGATTCAATACAAGACGGGTTTACAGGGACAGCGTATAACCTACAAATAACAAACGATTTGACCAATTGTCCGCCCAGTGTTTCAACCTGGATTAATGAACAGAATTCAGTTAACGCTGTCGCAAAAATGCAGTCTCTAATTGACAATGAGCTAGAATGAAGTCTTTTGAATAGCCACCTTCCTGCCGCGATAGCCCCTGCCGTCGCGGCTTTTGTGCATCTATGGATGTTGCTCGCCTTCTGGTTCACGAGGCAATTCGGGAGCTTCTGAGTTCATTCCACCCGTGACAATCGTGTCCGCTCGTTGGTTCTGTTGCATGCCTTGGAAAGCCCCCGCAGTGGCAGCAATAGAACCAACGAGAGCCGTTCCAAGTAACGTGTTGATGGGTTGGACGAAACGGTCGCTTCTGTCGCCTGGGACAAACGCTAGCACCACTGCACCGAGGACACAGGAGAAGACTGTTGAGACACCGAAGAGAAGGACGTGTTGAGATTGGTTCATATAGGGTTTTGAATAATGTTTTCCCCGCTGGTTAAGCTTCAATTGGGCAATAGTAGTCCGAACACTCATGAGATTCCAACTATGGCTCACCAATCATGCTCTGAACAGGGGCAGGAGTCCTTTGTCACGTAATCACCAGAGTATACGTCCCAGCAATCCGTCAAGTTCGTCCAGCTTTCATTCTACCGCACAAAACCTAGTGTCAGTGCGGGATTTCTAGTAAATGGGAAAAGTCGATTTACTGTAAATCGGGAAAGCCAATTTACTTATATACATAGAGTACATTACATAAAATAAGATCTAATTATCTCGCTTAAAGCCTCGAACACAGCTAGTCGGTCAGGTTGAAGAAAGACTTCTCGTGAATCACGCGCTCGGTCGCTTGGGCTTAACCTCTTCACTAAGGTTACGAGGTCAGCCCGTCTCCGTCGCTGAATAGACTAGTCCTTGCTCGCGCCTCCGTACAAAGATTTAGATTTGTTCGCTATCGCTCACGAAGCAAAGCTGACCTGACTTACTATCATCGTCTTTGGATCTCGAACACGGGCTAGTCGCTACGAACGAAGACAGACACTTAAACTACCCGTGCTATTGAAGCTGGATCGGTGAAGATCATTAAATACGATTTCGCCACCGCAAATTTCGCCTCAGAGCCGCGCCGACTTCCTGACCACCCAATCCCACCACTTGCCCTGTAGATCTCGCTTCCTTCGCCTTGCAGCAGCCGCTGAGGTGACGTGTGGTTTATGTTGTCTCTCCAAGTATTGATAGGTTATTCTTTAGAAACAAAATCACATTTCAATTCAATTTATGAACAGCCATGAAATTCAACAGTATGTTCATTTGAAAACTGAAGCCGCTTTAGCTAGACTCGCGCTACAAAGGCTATGCCAACAATATGGATTAGATATTGATTCGGAGACTTACGACCATTTGGATTTGAAAGATTTGTGTAAAACGATGGAGGATTTGCAACAAGAAGCTATCGAATATGCTGATAACATTTTGAATATGGCTAAGACTATTAGCCAATCCTAGTGAGACTGGGGAATGCACCTGTTGGCAACACTGCATTAGCCCCGAAACGTAGCTTGCAGTCCTTCAGGGTCTTTCCACAGGCGGCTAAAGGTGACCCTAACGGCACTGGGTTGCCTCTGGCGTCCCATTCTGCGGTGCCAGCGTAGGGGCATTCGGGGAGAAACCTATAACGAAACGGGCACTTATTAAGGCATAGCTGAGTCGGCAGCCGTGTCTCTAATAACTCCAAGCTGGAAACTAACTCAAAACTAACTCCTACACCAGGAACCATCTCTTTGATGTGCGAGATTTGAAACTTCTGGACAGGTTTAGTAGCAGCCGGGTTGGGTGCAATACCATCATCAAGGTTTTGACGAAGCACTTGCCGAATTGTTATCCATGCACCTGCAAGACCGTCGCCAAAGTAATCTACAAGTCCGCTGATTATCAATGAATCTTCTGTAGTTGCGTCGGAAACACTAAGCGTTGGAACAGGTAATTGTCCTGTATTAGTCATTTCAAGTCCATCTATGCTGCATGCAAGAGGCAAATAAGAAACTCCATCGAACAAAACGCCGTCATTCGCTGTGAACGAGAAGGTGTCGTATGGACTGCTTTTGTTAAAGTTGGTCATGTCGAAGAGCAAAAGCTCCGCGTCGTTGGCAAGGTTTTGGAGTGAGGCTATATTACTCATAGTGCTGCGCGAAAAGATTGCGTTAATGTCCCCGAAAACGTCCACATAACCCCGTCCTCACACCCCCGTACCGTCGCTGGACTTGCCTGATTGATCGTGTATTCCTTGCAAGTCCACAGCCGCCCTCGCAGCTCTGGTGGGGCATTTGAAGGGAATCTGAACGGGAAGATTCCCCGACGTTCCTTCAGAAAAGTCTCCATCTCACCCCCATTCCCGATAAGCTGATTGACAGCCACACTCATCTTCACCGAGTTCAATCCAGGACTGACTCGACTCTGAAGAAGCCCCGGCTCCTTCTGCTGCTCAAGCGTTCTTACGTCACATTCGTAAGTGATTGTTGTACCATAGGCAAGGGTTAGAGGGATGACAGGGTATGACATGAGTGGTCAGTGATTATTTCAGCTATCAGTGTAATTGGACATAGGTGGTCGTATGAGCGGATTGACACGCAGACTGAAGATTGTTAGAGTGGGTATTACAGAATTAGGTTAAATCATGAACGAAAATTTGCGAGATTGGTTAGTTGTATTGGGCATATCGGTAATTGAGGTGACTTTTGATTTAAGTATTCTCGCCTTGTATGCCTAATGTAGTCAAAGTATCTGGAACAATGTAGTGACAGAAGTGTTCAGAGCAAACTCGTTAACCTATTTGCAATCGTTCTGTTTGCTAGGTTTACTAAGTATTATCGTAGGATTCCTGCCAAGATTTAATAGCTACCAAAAAAACTGACATTATGAATAAGTCACTCGCCGCCATAGTCGTACTTTTGCTCTGCACAAGCTGCGCCCCATCCGAAGTCTTTACTAAATCAGAGCAAACAATTGCTGACCAGGGGTATTCCCAAATTCAATACGAAGGTTGGGCTTGGTTTTCTTGCGGAGAAGAGGATCAATTTGCCCTTAAATATTCAGCTATAGCTCGCTCTGGTCGTCCAGTGATATTAGCGGTTTGCTCTGGTTGGTTTAAAGGTGTAACACTCAGAACAATTAAATAGGATGTATCATGCCAGACCCAATAACCCGCACCGAAGAAGAACGTGGTCGGACACGAAATAATGAGAATGGTTATCATTATCCGACTCCTCAGCAAGACATCATTCATAAAGTAACAACCCACTGGACACGTATGGGTCGATTCGACGTTACAGACCTGTCCGATGAGACTGACGGGCACGGTTATCCCATATTCCCTTTGGAATAGACAAAAGTCCACAACTGTTTAACTTGTGTTTGCGATAGAATGCAATAGTAATTTACAAGTAAAACCAAATGTCTGAGAGCAAAGCCTACAAACTATCTCCCGAAGCCGAAAAGCTTGCAGAGTCAAACCCCGATCTATTTGCACTACTTCAATCTTCCGAAAAGTCTCCTGAAGAGCTACAGGAGCAGCTACAGCAGTTCATGGAAACCGAAGGTATCCAGATGTCACCTGAGACGCTAATGTCTGAGATTCGTCGGTTGGCAGTGCAGGCACCACCCAGAGGTTAGGCTGCAATGTTTAGTTTAATCGGCTCAATGATTGTATTTTGAAGATCTTTAAATGTGTTGATTATCTGAACCACATCATCATCGTTTAAATTGAAAAACTCGCCCCGACGCTGACGTTTGCCCCCGTACTTCTGATGCAATTGCTTCTCTAGTAACCGGGGGTTAAAGCAATAACAACTATCGACCATTACTAAAGGCTTTGGATATGTCCGCTGTAGCTGCAATAGCCGCTTATGAGCAGACTTCCCAAAGCCTATCTTGTAAATGTTCAAGTCTCTGTACCAAAAAAGATAGCAATAGCCCCAAATGTCCACGTTAGATTCTTTGCCAAATAGTTAATAAAATCATCTTAACTAATTTGGGAACTTCTTGATTAAATCATCACCCGGAATAATGGTTGTAGAAAAGACATAATCCCTATTTTTCTGGTAATCTTTGTCTTGCTTCACAATCTTCATGAATGTGCGATGACCGTCTCGTGTTCTGCCTACGAGGCATCCGGCACTCCAGCGACCTACAGCATCTACAGGAGAGTCGCCGCCCCAATGCTGATTAATACCAAAGTCATATCCCGTAAATAGTTTATCACCAATACGACTAAAATCTTGGTTTAAGTCTCGACAAACCGTTACATTGTCATATTGCACTAGGGCTTCGTGTGGATCTGCGACTCCGTGGTAGCCAACTTGCCATGCATGATATTGCCCGAACTGAATACGGGCGCATCCATTGGCATTCATTGGGTTGTGAGTGTAGAAGTATCCCGGTTCAGTTGTGGCTTCCCAAATGCCTAGGATCTCTGGCTTTTCACCTCGATACTCAAACACGCATCGGATATCGTTGAACCAGTTGGGACTGTCATCATTCAAAGTCCCATCAGGATTCATACCTTCGATGTAAACAATGTTACGCTTACCTTCAGCAGTATGGACTTGATATCCCTTCAGCTTCATATAGGCAATAATCTTGTCAACCAGTCGCTTAGGTTTAGCTTCAGGCTCTTTAGTTGTTGCGGGAGCTGCTGCTACAGTCGCTTTAAATTTTGTCTCAATTGGTTGTTGCTCTTTAGGTGTGTCTCGCCATAAGTGCTGAAATTCTGCCAGCACTTCGGGCGCTAAATACTTTTCTAAAGTTGCGATCGCCTTCTGTTGATGCGGCAGATCGTTGAAATATCTGTATGTGTTGAGTAGGAAAGATTGAGAGGGGGTCTTGCTCGTGGGCGGCGTTGTGTTCGTTGCACTCAACGGCACTGCCAGGGCAGGCTCCAGGCTACTTACTCCCCTCTTTTGCTCACTAGGAGCACCTGATTGCTGAAGCCCTTCATTTGTCATTGTAGCAAACTCTAGTTGCTTTCGGTAACCTTCAAGCTGCCAAAGTTGACGGGCGGCATCTTTTCGACAATAATCTCGACCCACTTCAACATCAAAGTTACTAGGGTCAACCATTGCTGCTCTGCCGCAAACAGTATAACCAGATGGTAATTTATAACTTACTAGAGTTTCTTTCCCGTCCCAGAAAATATGCTCCTGCGTTTCTGCGGCGTCCAGCAGTGCATCAATCTCTTCTTGCGTAACCGTAATTTTCATCTAAATAATTGTGATAACAACCACTGTATTCTAACGCAATCAAGAGTAAGCTTATGTGAGTTATTGCGGCATAAGACGGCAAATGATATGATGAGTGGGTATTGAATGGTAAATGAAACGAACATGGAACAAGTAATTTTTGAAACACCTTGGATTAAGGTCAAACGTACACCAAAAGGATTTGACTATTTAGAGCGCAAAGGAGTAGATAGCGTTGCAATATTTCTAATTCGACAACGAAGACCCGGCAAGGTTGAAGTCCTAATTCGGTTTCAGCCGCTTTCTGTACACAATGTTGATATAGACGATCAGCAAAAACTTTTCCCCTGTCCGGTAACAGGTGGAATTGAAGAGATGGAACCCAGATTCTACTGTGCTCTTCGGAAAGTAGAAGAAGAGACTGGTTATCAATTAAACCCAGACGCCCTTCATCATCTAACGACATATATTGTCGGCACACAGACAAACGAAAGAGTCTACCTGTACATGGCAGATGTCACTGGCTATCTTGAGCCAACAGATGCAACTAATGATGGGTCATATTTCGAGTCGGTCAGCCGCAATGAATGGAGAGATGTTGAAGAGTTGAAGGATTACGAATATGTAGCCTGTCAACTGGGTTATCACCTTATCAAGGCTCGATTAACTCAGAAGGTTTGTTGCTAGGTTTCCAAGGGGTTGCGCAGTAGTAGCCAAGGGTACAGTCGTACCAAACGAAAAACCGACGATGCAGTAGACGGGCAACTTTTTCAATGTGATTGCAAACTTCAGCTTTACTCATAACACCAATAGAGGTTTCTTATGATTCTACCTGCTTACATCTATCTTCCGCAACAAACCATTCGTAACTTAAGCGTTCACAAGAAAACCAAAGCCAACAATAGCAAAAGCGTTTGGTGTACCCGTTGTGACAATTGGATAGCTGATTGCGTCTGTTAATATAGTTTTAGCCAGCTATCGTTGCTTGAGTGGGCGATAGCTGGCTGTAGAAAGTGTAACAAGGAGATTGTAGCATGGCTAGACAATTAATTGACTTAATTGGGGAAAAGTTTGGCAAACTAACGGTTTTGTCTCTTGATAATACCAAACGAAAAAGAAAAGAACGTTTTTGGAACTGCTTGTGTGAATGTGGGAATACTACCGTTGCCACTACAAATCAACTTCATAGAGGCAAGAGGCATTCATGTGGCTGTCACATCGAAAGAGTTTGTGAAGATCATGGGTTGAGCAGTGCTCCAGAATATCAAATTTGGGCAAGCATGAAGCACCGATGTCAACATGAGCGAAGTTACATTGAGCGGAATATTACAGTTTGCGAACAATGGAACAATTCTTTTGCTCAATTTATAGTAGATGTTGGCAAAAGACCTTCTCCTAAATATCAATTAGATAGAATTGATCCAACGAAAAACTACGAACCTAACAACGTCAGATGGTTAGAAGGAAAAGCTAATCAGCGTAACAGAACTAATCACAGGCTGATTGAGTTCAATGGAGAAATAAAATGTATTTCGGAGTGGTCAGAGATTACGGGAATAAACCGAATCACAATTCGAGGAAGAATAGATCGAGGGTGGACAGTAGAAAAAGCACTAACAACACCTCCCACCACCAAAAGACTTGCAAACCCAGAACGGAGCAATTCTAATAGACGTCTAAGTATTCCTGAATACAGCTTGTGGCAAAGCTTAAAAGGCAGATGTAAACACGATTTAAATTACGTCACTAAAGGAATTTCAGTATTTCCTGCATGGGCTGATTCTTTTGATGTTTTCTATGCTTATCTACAGGAAACTATTGGTAAGCGTCCGTCAAAAGAATTTGAGTTAGACAGAATTGACTCTCTGGGTAATTATGAGCCAGGCAATATCCGTTGGGTCACTCGCAAAGAAAATATGCGAAACACAACAAACAACAGATTAGTAACGTATCAAGGTAAGACTCAAACGGTGGCTGCTTGGGCAGAAGATCTAAAAATATCTTATCAGGCAATGCTCAGTCGATTAAATCGTATGTCTGTTGATAAGGCTATGGGAGGATAATTTAAGCCATAGAGTACGTCCGAATTCTTCCACTAACAATTAAACCTGAACACAGGTGTACTCCGAAACACAAGGGTTTTGCAGCTCCAACTTTCGTAACAGCAGGCTGAGAGTTGAAGATAAGACTATTGGGTACACCTTTATCTTCAGCTTTTGGCTGTTTCCCGCCAACAGCTGAAGATAAAGGTAAACTCCCGCCAGCTAATAATAAACTCGTACTTGACAATCCAAGAAATCCAGCACCTCCTGAAAATACTCCAATTCCAATTAATGCTACCCCAAGCAAAATTTTTCCTAACCCTCCACCGCTTCCTAAAATAGTTGGTACTACTGTTATAGTAGCCCCGCCATTCGGTATATCTAGGTGACGCTCTTCAATTTGCCAGTCCCCAATAAATACTTCATAAGCTAAACCGTACCGTCCCTGCTCAATGATCCACGGTTTAAATTTTGGATATATATTACACAAAGCCCACATCGCCTCATGAACACTGTTTACACATAATTTTATTTCATTGATGAATTCGTCACCCAATACGCCCAACAACTTGACTGTAGTCATCATAATTAAAACTCTTGTTATAAAAACTTTTGATGTCTAAATAGAACGCGAATGTATCTGCGCCATTTCATTATGTGATCAATTTCCGACACCCTCCCATCAAACACATGCAGCATTCGCTGGTTCTTCTCATCCACGCAAACACCCAGATGATGCAGGGTCTTGTGCCCCGGTAGCTGCATTAGCAGACAGTCGCCACCTTTGAAACGCAAGGTATCATACAGCTCAACCTGACTGAACCCAACTTTAGGAAACCCCTCGATGTAGCGCTGCCAGCCAACCATTGTGTACTCATGTGGGCTAGAGATATAAAGACCCAGGTCAATGCCATACATCCCCCACAAAACCACTCTAGCTACCTCTAGACAGTCTGAACGGTTCGGTTGATACGGAGTTTTGGTATACTGCTCTGGGTCACTAGGGCGTTCTATGGTCTGCTTTAGAGGATACAAATTGATTGAGCAAGGGTCATACATATCCCACTCATCAAACTTTGTATGCCACAGCACATACGGTAGTCGCTGTAGCTTGGCTTGAGTAACATCAGAGGTTACACCATTAGCAGGATCGTCTTCGTAAGTCAACATTCCTGGTGCTGAATCGAGACAATGAGTATGCCAGGTTGCCTGAATCCCCCTCTTTTCAAACGCTAACCTTTGTTGGGCGCTGATGCTCATGCCAGTCTTACGCGACAAACGTCTACGTATGTCTGTTAAATTGGTGGTATCATTCGGCACCTCGATGTCACGTATTTGAAGTCTTTCAATAGTAACTTTCAGATCTTCTATACTGACTTCATCCAGCACTTGATTGTAATGAATATTGGGACAACAGACGACTGCATCATCATTCAAGATAAATCCACACGTCTCCTCATCAGGATTTTGCAGAGCGAAAGTTTTAATTTTCTCCTGCATTTCCTGAGTAATTTAAACTCTTTCTCTCGAAATCCCACGTTCGCTTTACTCACTGAATAGCTGTGTTTGCCCACAATTCTAACTATTGCAGTGCGACTGGAATTGTGTGTTACCACTTATTAGTCCAACAAGGGCGATAGCGAACGATTGTTGACAGTAGTTCTTTAAGTCCATTGAAACTGTAGATAGGCAATGGATCAGAATAGACACTCAAATTTTTGATAGTAAAAACGGGTGTGTTCGGGTTTTCTCTTGATATTTCAATAGCTCGCTCTAGCTCATCGAATGTATCTATTGCTAATTCAAGACAGTAAGTCTCTCCGCTGGGAGCAACCATCTCAAACAATTGTCTGGGTACAAATTCTTCGACGTGTGATAGTGTTAATTGCTTTGCAGGAACTTTCATAATTTTATAGTGTGGTTTTCTAAATTCTAACGAATCAGCGCACGGTTTTTATTGTTATTTGAAATTATTGTGTAGCAAATCCGGACACCTAATATCAGAATTCGGACTGTCTGGATTTACACACCAAGATGACATAAAACAATACTACGTATACGTAGCTGTCCGATTTACTGTCCGGTTATTAAACCAACTCTATTGACTGTCCGGATTTCATAATTGAGTGTCCGAATTCTTAAAATGTGATAGACATCCACCAATTTACTGTGGATAGCCATTAGTTTCAGTTATCGGCTCTCAACTTTTCTGACAACTAATGACTGACTACTTACAACTCTATTGCAATCTATTCTCAATAACCTTCCCACTAAGTATAAATACCTATCCGAATTTACTGTCCGATTAGGTGTCCGATTTTATCAAGTCAAATTGTCACTGTCCGAATTTGTTGTCACATAGAAATGTAAATTTGTTAGAATTAAACGTAAAATCACATAGGTCTAAAAGATGAATGACACTGCATTAGATTTCACTGGCTGGTCTAAAGAAGACTTTCGTGGCTTTAGTAGCCGGGACGATTGGGCACTAAAACTTGGTATTAGCGTAAGAACGATTCATAGGTACGAAAGGAAAGTGCTAGGAAACGCTGAAGACCGACTACCTCAAGCGTTTTATTGGCAAGGTAGGCGAGGAAAGAAAAAATTAGATTTTTACCAAAAAACTATTCTGTGGATAATACAAAAACTGACCTTTGGCGAAGCTTATGCTGACCAAGGAATGAGCTATGAGCAGGTACAGAATTGGTTTTCTGAGATAGATCAAAAAACGGGCAAAAGACGCATCTTGTCTCTTACCCGACCAGTTGTAAAAGAAATAATTTTTACTGGGCAGTAACCATAGAACAGTCTTTGTTGGGTATTTTTTCCCTATTCACTGCTAACTGCACTCTCATCCTTTCCTCCTCCAACTCCAACGCAGCCTCTATAAATGGCAGCAGAAACTCACTAATACTTTGGTTGCTATGGGCAGCGGCAGTCTTTACCCGCTTCCTCATGGATTCGTTTACATACAAGGTCAATTTGGGCGCAGTCATAACAAGGTTCTCCTGAGTTGGTACGTTATCGCTCTGTATCAAGTCACTAGCATATCATATTGTCGTCAATATATTTTTGTTGACTTGTCGGCAAATCTCAGTTATTGTGTTAGAGTATACGTAGAAACGCAATAGTCCTATCGGAGAGAGAACATGACTAGTGAAGAAACCTTACAGTATTTAAGCCAGTACCCCCAAAACCAACTAGAGACTGCTCTTGCTGAACTAGGGTATTCGCTAGATTCTACGGATCTACCTGAAAACATAGTTGAAAGTATTGAGGCAATACTTGAGTCGGCAAGTGAGGCGGTAGCATCACGACAGCAACAACTGCCCAGTGCTAAAAGCAGTCCTGCTGAAAGCACAAAAGAAGATGAAGCCATTGTCGTCCAAGAGACGGCTAACATGATGGCTGAAATCCTAGATGTGCGAAACGTTCAAATCAACCCCAAGGCTTTATTCGCAGTAGCTCAGTGTGCGATCAACGATGCTAAGGCTCAAGCAGCAGCTTTGGATAAAATTTGCAGACAAACGCTAGCTGCTGAACTTCGCAAAGGACAACAACAGCGTACCGATGACTTGCTAGAGGTCATGAAAGCAAATCATCAACTGACCCAAGAAATCTTTTCAGATGCAAATTTGCAGAAGATGGTTGGTCAGGCAGTTCCAGAATATCAACCAAAAGTTGACTTAGACGTATTTATTCAAGAAGTCAAATTGGATGCCAATAGATCTGCTGACAGAGAACAGGAACGTGTCCGGGTGGGAAACGAAGTTCGTGCGAGCAAGGTAGATTTCGACTTAGACGGGTTTTTAAACGAGGTATGGGGGCAGTGAGATTACAGACATCTAACACAATCGTCATGTTTGCTTCGATTACAGGGGCTTGTGCCCTCTTTGGCGGCATAGTTCAAGTGTCTCAGAATCTAGATTCCAATCGACTAGAGTCTACCCGGAGCAAATCTCTCACAACAATTGCTCAACATAAGATCGCTGATACCTGCCGCCGCAGCGATGGAGGGCAATTCTTCAAGAATCAAATCATTCAACAAGACAGTCAAATTTTGACTCCAACTTCTTGTTATGAGAACGAACTGGGAGAAAGCGCTTATGTTGCTTATGAGGGTGGCAGACTAGTGATAAAAGATGTTTTCTCTGCCAAAGAGGTCAATTCTAAGATTTCTCAAATAACCCAAAAAGGAGAAAAACAATGAGTAAAGTCAGAGAACCTTGGGATAAGAGAGTAACAGGGCTAGTTGATAAAATCGGACGAGTCATTCGTTCGATCTGGGATATTCTTTACAAAATCATTCAGCAGACAATTGAAAGCGTCAACTACATTGTCAGATTGCTGATTAGATTAGTAATCAATCCTAGTGCAACTATCTTCTTCTGCTTAGGGCTATTAGCATTTGTAACGGTAGTGACAAGTGTGCAATGGTGGCAAATTGGCGTTTGGATCGGAGTGATGACTGGCGTTCCAAGTCTAATGGGCTGGGGCTTAGGTCTAGTGGGAATGATTGCCGGATTGTTTATAAACATTGAAGAGCTAAGTCCTGAGCTGCATAAGATTGACGAAAGTTTGGCAAAAGCATACGACAAGATGGGGGTAAGATTAGACCACACTCCTGAGCCAGAAAATCTAAAAGACCGACTAGCGAACTGGTTTAGCTACGACATGGCTCTGGCAAAAAAAGGCAGGTTGGTCTCGTATGTGGCAGAGTCGGCTGTTGTATTAAGTTACATCTTCATAACAGGATTAACTTTTCAAGCAATTGTTATCGCACTTATTGCCCTGATCTTTCCTGAAGTAACAGTTAAATATCTGGCATCTAAAACTTCACTGTTCGGTACGGCTAGTGCTCTAGCCAACCAGATCGAGAGTGAAAGCGGAACTACTAAAAATTTTGGCGGTGCTAGAAGTGGAAAACCTAGCTCTTTTGAAGCTCCGGGAATGGAGACTCCTAGTGGCAAAAAAGACAGGTTCTGATTTGAAGTGGATTGAGTAGTTGGGAGGGGCTTTCCTCTCCCTTTTTTTAAGGAGAGTTGAAAATGGATTTAATACCAGAGAGTGACTTAAATTTACGAAACGTCACTGCCGACCCGATTGGTGAAATCATTCGTTCATCAACAGTAATACGAGAGATGAACCTAGGAGTTAGAACCAGACTCATTGCCGAACTGATCGTTAAAATTGACGAATTAGAAGACCAAGGGGAAAAAACCTTTTCTCGCAACATGATGCTGGGTATCGGCTCTAGTTTTTCAATGGCAGCAGCGATCGCCTCTACTGGCGCTTTAGCTCCTGTTGCAGGCATTTGTCTTTCTGTTAGTGCATTAGGGTCATGGGGAGCCTGTATGTATGAGGTCTTTACTGAAAACTTAAAACTTGAACCAATTAGAGACGCATTAAAACGTTTGTCATTAGCCCTCAAATCTGCACCAACCGACAAGTGGGCAGCAGTTTGGGCAGTTGTAGGCGACGACATCTTTATC